TTAGGTTACGTTAAAGGTAATCTTAAGAAAGAAGAAGTGTTTGCTCTTTTGAAAAGGGTAACTACCCCTACAACAATATATAAGAAACAAAAACTAGATCGTGACGATATTATCGATATCACTGATTTAAATGTTGTTACTTGGTTGAAAGCTGAAATGAGAATGATGTTAGACGAAGAAATCGCAAGAGCTGTGTTGCTTGGAGATGGAAGAGATCCTGTTAGTGAAGATAAAATAAATGAGGCTAATATACGTCCAATATACAAAGATGACGATATGTATGCTCATAAAGTAACAATACCTCATGCAGATGATACTGCTGATATGATGGATTCAATTGTTAGATCTATGGAATATTATAAAGGTTCTGGTAATGTTACAATGTTTACTACTAGAACTATAATCAATGATATGTTATTAATGAAAGATAGTTTAGGAAGAAGACTTTACAATACAATAGCAGACGTAGCTGCGGCTTTAACTGTTTCTAGAATAGTAGAAGTTCCAGTTATGAATAACGTTAGCCGTGAAGATGAGGGGGATGTTTATAATCTTCAAGCTATCATCGTAAATCTAAATGATTATGTAATGGGTGCTGATAAAGGTGGAGAAATCAACATGTTTGACGACTTCGATATCGACTACAACCAATATAAATACTTGATGGAAACTAGAATGTCTGGTGCTTTAATCCATCCTAAGTCTGCAATTATTGTTGAAAAACTAAACGCATAATATAAAAGGAGAACTTCAAAATGGCAAAGTTTTATGGAGCAATAGGATTCGCTGAAAGTAGTGAAACAGTTCCAGGAGTGTGGCAGGATACTATAACCGAAAGAAATTATTACGGGTATATTACAAGAAACACTAAACGTTGGCAAACAAGCGATAAAGTCAATGATGACCTGACTATAAATAATGAAATCAGCATCCTTGCAGACATGTTTGCCTTTAGGAATTTTCACTTAATGAAATATGTTAAATGGAACGGGGTCTATTGGAAGATAACCAATATAGAAATTGAAAGACCTCGTCTTCGTTTAACTTTAGGAGGGGTTTATAATGGAGAGACGTCTTGAACTCCAAACAAAACTTGAAGTACTACTTGGAAGTAGAAATGTATATTTCCAACCTCCAGAAACAATTAAAATGTCTTATCCATGTATTGTATATTCTCGTACTAATGGGTATAGTCAGTTTGCTGACAATGTTCCATATGCGTTTAAATTACAATACCAATTAATATATATTGATAAGAATCCTGATAGCCTAATACCTATCGAACTTTCAAAATTACAATCTTGTACTTTTGAAAGGCATTACAGTGCAAATAACTTGAATCATGATGTATTTAATATCTACTATTAAGGAGGAACTACTATGTCTAGAATCTTATGGGATCAAACGTCAGAAAGAAAATTTGAAACTGGTGTAAAAAATGGAGTATTGTATGTTAGAAATGGTGCAGGAGCTTACCCTTTAGGTGTAGCTTGGAACGGTTTAACAGCTGTTACAGAGAAACCAACTGGAGCAGAACCAACTCCAATGTATGCGGACGACATGAAATACTTAAATATGATGTCTGTAGAAGAATTTGAAGCAACCATTGAAGCATATACATATCCTGACGAATTTGGAGTTTGTGATGGATCTGTTGAAATAGCTACAGGTGTTTCTATCGGTCAACAAAAGAGAAGTACTTTCGGTTTCTGTTATAAAACAGCTATTGGAAATGATGTAGACGATACTGATTATGGTTATAAACTACACTTAGTTTATGGAGCATTAGCATCAGCATCTGAAAAAGGATATGCAACTATAAACGACACTCCAGAAGCTATTACTTTCTCATGGGACGTAACAACTACTCCTGTAGAAGTAACTGGCAAGAAACCTACTGCTTCAGTAACCATCGATTCTACAAAAGTAGACGCTGGAAACTTAGCAGCTTTAGAAACAATCTTATATGGAGCACCTGGCGTAGATCCTCGTCTTCCATTACCCGATGAAATTGCAACATTATTTGGAGGAGCAGCTCCTTCTGCTATTGCTTTGTCTAGCATTGTTCCTGCTGATGACGCTTCTGGCATATCTGTAAGTGCAGACATAGTTATTACATTTAATAATGCTATACACAGTGAAGCGATTGTTGTTACTTCTGCTGCTGGCGTTATTGTTGCTGGTACTAAGACTTGGGATGCTACTAATAAGATCCTTACATTCAACCCAACAAGCAATCTATCAGCATCTACAACTTACATCGTTACTATTGGTGGTGTAGTAGATATCTATTCACAAGCATTAGACGCAGTAGTTAAGAACTTTGCAACAGCATAATTAAAAAAATAGTAAAAGTAATTCCAGCATAAATTTTAGAGGGTTGTATCCGTGAAATGCGACCCTCTATTATTTTTGAACATGAAAGGAGCTATTTATGTTAAAACAAACTATTAAATATACAGATTTTAATGATACTGAAAGAGAAGAAGTATTTTACTTCAACTTAACAAAAGCTGAAATTTTAGAGATGGAAGCTTCGCATAATAATGGCTTATTAAAAACGGTAGAACGGTTACAATTAGAAAAAGATAATTTTAAAATAATAGAAGTATTTAAATCTATAATTCTTAAAGCTTATGGTGAAAAAAGTGAAGATGGTAAGAGGTTTATTAAGAGTAAAGAACTTAGCGATTCCTTCGCAGCTACAGAAGCATATAGCGAATTGTTCATTTCAATGTTAAATGCTGAAAAAGCTGTCGAATTTATTAGTGGTATTATACCTAAAGAAAAATAATGAAAGGGGATAGAGAATGTTAACTATAAAACTTCCTTCGAAAGAATATTATGATAATGATAAAAATGAATTTATACTAACTAAACAGTTAACTATTCAACTCGAACATTCTCTAGTCTCTATTTCAAAATGGGAGTCGAAATGGAAAGTAGCATTTTTATCTAAAGAAGAACATAGCGTAGAACAAACAAAAGATTACATAAAAAGTATGATAGTAACGCCTAATATAGAAGACGACGTTGTTGATAGGTTCGATAGCGATGATATAAATAAAATAAAAGAGTACATAGATGATAGTATGACAGCCGCAAAACTTCCAATAGATAGAAAGGGTGGTTCTAGAGAAGTAATAACATCCGATGTAATATATTATTGGATGGTTGCTTTAAATATACCTTTCGATTGTCAGAAGTGGCATCTTAATAGATTATTAACTTTAATAAATATATGCAATATTAAAAACGCACCTCCTAAGAAAATGGGTAAGAAAGAAATACTAAGTAGAAATGCGTCTATAAACGCTGCTCGTAAAGAAGCTTTACAGAGTAAGGGGTGATGACATGATAAGTATAAAACATACTGGTTCTTTTGATAAAACAACTAAATATTTCGAAAAAGCTAGAAAAACTAATTACTTAAGTATTTTTGAAAAGTATGCAAAACAAGGAGTTATCGAGTTAAAGAACGCCACTCCTACAGATACTGGATTAACAAGAGATTCATGGGATTATACTATAGTTAGAACTAAAAACGGAGTCACGATTAAATGGAATAATAGTAACATAGTAGACGGTCTTCCTATAGCTATAATTCTACAATATGGGCATGGTACTAAAAATGGAGGATTTGTTAAAGGTGTGGATTATATAAACCCAGCCCTAAGAACAACCTTTGATAAAATAACAGAAGAAATTATAAGGGAGGTAAATGCTCTATGAATAAAATAGACGAACGTATAGTTCAGATGAAATTTGACAACAAGCAGTTCGAGGATGGTATTCAAAAGAGTGTTAAATCCCTCGACAAATTAAAAAAAGGATTAGATTTAAAAGAATCAACTAAGAGTGTTAGAGCATTAGATAGAGCGGCTAAAGATTTAGCATTTAATGATTTAAACAAAATGTCTAAAAGTTTGGAGTTTCTAGAAAGTAAATTCAAAACCATGGGTGTCGCTGGAGTAACCGCTATACAAAACATAACAAACTCGGCAGTCGACAGTGCAAAAAGATTAGTGTCATCATTTACTTTAGATCCAGTAATACAGGGCTTCGATGAGTACGAAATCAAAATGGGATCTATCCAGACAATATTAACCAACACGATGGATAAAGGAACGACTCTAAATGAAGTGAATACCGCTCTTGGTGAATTAAATGAGTATTCAGATCAAACAATATACAACTTTGCTCAGATGACAGATAATATTGGTAAATTTACAGCTGCTGGTGTCGGTCTTGACGACTCTGTAACCTCTATAAAAGGTTTAGCGAACGTAGCTGCGGGCTTTGGGGTGGATGCTCAAAGAATGGCAGGAGCAACTTATCAAATGTCACAAGCTATTGCTTCAGGAGCAATCAAGTTACAGGATTGGAATTCCCTAGTACAAGCTGGAATGGGCGGTACAATGGTACAAAAAGCCTTTAAAGAAACAGCTAAATCTATGGGTATATTTGTTGACGAGTCTAAACCTTTTAGAGAAACATTAGAACAAGGTTGGTTAACTTCAGAAGTATTTATAAAGACTATGGATAAAATGGCTAAAAATAAGTCTTTGTTAGCCGCTGCAACAAATGTTACAACATTTACAAAATTATTAGGAACAATGAAAGAAAGTATAGCCTCTGGATGGGCTCAAACATGGGAGTTATTAGTTGGGGATAAAGATCAATCAACTAAATTATTTACAGGTATAAATAATGCCTTTGGTGAATTTGTTGGTAGGATATCTGACGCTAGAAATGCGGCTTTAAAATTCTGGAATGATTTTGGAGGACGTTCGGATTTACTTATAGGTTTTGCTAATATATTACAAACAATAAGTACTATACTTAAACCATTCGAAAATCTGTTATCAAGATTAATACCGTCTGTTACTGGCGAAAGACTTGTGTCTTTATCTAGTGGGTTTAGAAAACTTACTGAAATATTCTTAATAAGTGAAGATGGAACAAATACTTTAAGTAAAATATTCTCAGGTTTTGCTACTGTGATTAATTTATTAGCAGATGGAGTATCTTACTTATTAGATAAATTGTTTAATTTCCTAGACATACTATCCCCAATAAAAGATTATATATTAGGTATTGGTGGTAATTTAGGAGATTTGGTTATAAACATTACAAAGGTTGTAGACGAGTTTGACGGATTAAATGTAAATTCAATAAAAGCCATAGGTGGATTGATACTTGAAACTTTTGGTAAGAATGTCTCAGTCGCTCTACAATTCGTTTCCGATGTTTTACATAAATTAGGTTTTGCATTCGAATCCATAGGAGTTCCTTCGGGATTATTTCAAAATGGAATCGAAATACTATCTGGAATATTAACATTCTTCTCCGAAAAACTATCTGTAGTTAGTTCGTACGTATCAAGTTTTGTAACAGCATTTAAAAGTGCAGAAGCCCCTATGCTCTTCTTCACAAGTAATGCCGCTGGCGTGTCTGATGCTACAGGACAAATCGTAGAGAATGTTAGTATCTTGGATAGAGTTATAAATTTTGTAAAAATAGGGTTTGATAAACTATCAAATGTAATAGATGGAATGAAAAGTGGCATTAAAAAAGTAGTAGACGTTATTAAAAATGAAGCGATATATGGATTAGAATCGATAACCTTCGATAAAGTTATACATGCAATAGAATCTTTTCTTAGTGTTGGTATCTTATTTGCAGTTAAGAAACTATTTAGCAACTTATCAAAAATAGCAGAAGCATTTCCACAAACATTGGAAAGTTTTACTGGCGTCCTTGATGGTTTGAAAAGTAGTTTAGAAACATGGCAAAGTGCAATAAAAGCAAAGATAATCATCGATATAGCATTAGCAGTAGCAATTCTAGCAGGATCTCTATGGTTAATATCTAGTATTGAATCTGATAAATTATTAGTGGCGTCGGCAGCAATCGCTACATTATTTGCTGAGGTGGCATACACTACTAAAATATTAGCTGCAACTTTAGATGCTAGAGCTTTCGCATCATTACACCAATTAGGTTTTACATTAATATCTTTGTCTATTGGCGTTTCGATATTGGCTGGAGCAATGGTTAAAATGAAAGGTCTTAATTGGTCAGAGGTTATAAAAGGTTTAGCTTCTATGGGCGTATTACTATTTGCTTTGACTAAGACTATAAAACCATTATCATTAGCAACTCCTGGATTAATATCAACTGGTATTGGACTTATAGGTGTGGCTTATGCTGTTAAATTATTAGCTACGGCAGTATCATATCTTGGTAAGATTAGATGGCAGGAATTGGTTAAGGGTGTTGGTAGTCTGTCGGCTATTATGTTGTCGATTTCAATTCTTATGCAAGCAACAAGAGAAACAGATATGTTAGCGGCATCAGTAGGTATTACTTTATTAGCTGGGTCTATGATGGCTTTTGCTGCGGCAATTGCTATATTTGGTAATATGGACGTTGATACTCTAAAACAAGGTTTATTAGTTATAGGCGGATTAATGGCGGCGTTCGTAATATCTTTTAGATTACTTCCAAAAGAAACAGAATTAGCAAAAGCAGGATTAGCTGTTATGGGATTTGCTGTCGCTATAAATATGTTAATGGGTGCGGTTGCCATATTTGGTAATATGGATATATGGACTATCGTACAAGGAATGACAACAATTGCAGCGGCATTAGGTGTTTTAGTAGGAGCGGCTGTTTTATTAAAAGGTGCAGCAACAACTTCTGTATCGATAATAACTTTAGCTGCCGCATTAAATCTATTAATGGTTCCTATAATAGTATTAGGTAATCTGCCATTAATTGTAATAGGAACTGCTATATTAGCTATGGCTGCGTCTTTAGGAGTATTAGGAGGTATGGCATATTTATTAGCTCCTCTAGCACCAATTATGACCGCTATTGCTGGGGGTATTGCATTAGTTGGTGTTGGCATGTTAGGTGTAGCTGGTAGTGTAGCATTATTTACTATGTCTTTAGTTTTCTTAGCAACATCTGCGGCAGCTGTTTATGCTGGTATACCTTTATTGGGTAAGGCTATAAAAGGTATAATACAAGCTGTAAACGAAGCTATACCAATGATAGGCGATACTATCGACCTTATATTATTAGCATTCATAAACGCTATTCCTAGAATTGAAGAGTTGATGCGAAGGATATTCCAAATGATTATGGATTTAACCGAAGAATTCACTCCAAAAATAGTAGCGTTATTTATGAAATTAGTAATAGATTGTGCTGCGGAATTTAAGAAGCACGAAAAAGAATATATTGCTGCTATGGAATATATAGCAAATATTCTTGTTAGAGAAGCTAAAAAAATAGCAATTAAAATGGCTATAGAGGCTGTAAACATTAATAGAGCATTTGCACAAAAAATAAAAGATGA